AGCGTCAACTACTCGGTGCTCTACATGAAGGCAGTCAAGGCGCTGCAGGAAGCAATGGAGCGCATCGAAACCCTCGAAGCCAAAGTCGCAGCCCTTGAGGCCGCGTAGGCACCCGCATTACGCTTACACAGTCACCCACTAACCATGTCCGACACTACTTTCACCTGGCACATCGCTCAACTGGAGCGCGAGACCGCTGACGGCTACGTCTTTACGGCTCACTACACCGTCGATGCCAACGACGGCACCTATAACGCTGGCGCCTATGGCTCGCTGGGCTTCGAGCGTCCCGAAGAGGGCATGATCCCCTTCGCCGACCTCACCGAAGAGATCGTCATTGGCTGGGTCAAGGAAAAGTTTGGCGACGAAAAAGTGCTTGAGATCGAGGCAGCACTGCAAAGCCAACTCGATGAGCAGCGCCATCCCAGCAGGGCCAGCGGGATGCCATGGCAGTAAAGAGCAAGCAGGGCGCCGCTCGTGTTGAGCACAAGTCCGGCGCACCCAAGTTGACCCACCAAGGCCAAGGCCGACGCAGCAAGCCCAACCATGGGCGCAAAAAGCTGCGCGGCCAAGGCAAGGGGTGACGGCTTCGGTAGCGTGGCTGGAGAACAGCTGAGCCCATGGTCGAGGTCATCGCAGCAATCGTTGGAGCGGCCATTACGGTTGGCGCCATGGGCATCGGCTCTATGGGTGGCCGATCCAGGGAAGGACGAGATGCGGTGATCCGACTGGCGGCCAGCGTGGACAACGTGGCATCCAGGCTGGAAACCTTGCACGTCGACATCAAGGCAGACAGGAAGGAGACCTTTGCCAGGCTGAGCAGCTTGGAGCAACGGGTCACCAAGATTGAAGCGATTCAGTAAAGGACAACCTTGACTTGACCTGGCAGGCTGGTGGTGTTCATTCCTTTTGAGCACCGTGGATCGAGCCGCCGACTACGTCGCTTTGGCCATTGCCATTCATGGAGCAGCGGTCGTCATCGTGAACATGACACCCACTCCCAAGGACAACGCTGCCCTGGACAAGTACAGCAGACTGATGGTGAAGCTGTACCGGGTCATTGAGATCCTGGCCGGCGTCGTCTCCAAGCGAGTGAAGCAATGAAAGGCAAGGGCGAGAAGAAGGTTGCTGCTGTCCTTCGTGAATACAAGAAGGGCGAACTGCACAGCGGCAAGGGTGGCCCTGTAGTGAAGAACCCTCGGCAGGCCCTGGCCATTGCCTTGAGCGAGGCCGGCATGTCGAAGCGGAGGCGCCGCTGATGTGCTCACCCGCCATGACAAGTGGCGCTTCCCGCGTGGGTGCTGGCCTTGGTGGTGGCATTACCAAGGCCATGACCGGCATGCAGATTGCCAGGGAAGACATCAAGCAGGGGGCGGCGCCTATGGCTGACCCCCGTTTGCAGCAGATCTACCAAACGATGACCCCTATTCCTGGCGCATTGCCGGGTCAACGCCCGGGTCCCACAGCCTGATCTCCCCGCTGCCGAAGTCGTAGTCTCCATGTCGCAGGATGCGGGCCAGGCGGGCGTTACGCAGGGCGTCGCCGTAGGCCAGGCCGGCTTTCTTGTAGGCAGCCAGCACCTTCTCCCATAGCTCCGGCAGTGTGACCGCAGTGTCCAGGGTCTTGTTGGCAGTGACGGGGCCATGGCCCTTGATGCCCTGGTAGTTGTCGGTCGAATCACCGGTCAACGTTTGGATCATCCATGCACGATCTGCATCGACACGGTGGATGGTTTCCACTTGGTCGTTGGCTAGCAAGCGGCATGGGATGGTCCGCATGTCCTTGTCGATGGAGACAATGATCGGGTCGCGGTATTGGCCGCCGGTGGCGAGCAGGCCCAGGACGTCGTCGCCTTCCAGGCCGACGCAGGTGCGCACCTCGTAGCTCTGCTCCACCCAAACACGGATGTCACGCAGGCCCAGGGGTTTGCGCTTGCCGATGCGGTTGGCCTTGTACTCCTGGTGCAGGTCGTGCCTAAAGGTGGGGTAATCGGAGAAGCAGAAGACGACGGCGTCGTGCCCGGTTATGTCTCGCCAATAGCCCAGCTTGCTGGCGATGAAGTCCTTGACGTCGCTTTGCTCCAGGTGCAGGGTGTTGATCCATTCATCCCAGCGAATGTCGCACTCGCATGCGGCACATGCGGTGTAGACCAGCCAGTCGCCGTCAATGAGGAGAGTCATCAGATGATGGTGCGAGTGTTGTGGTTGGGGTCGGATTCGTCCAGGTGACACTCAGGCCCAAAGCCGGTGTCCAATAGTTTTTGTGGCAGAACAGGATCGGCCGCCTTTGGTTGGTCGACCGGTTGGTCAAAGCTGTTGAGCCATTCACGGAAGCGATCGCCGGTGGGTGTCTTGGCTGGCCAGGCCACGAACTTCAACAGGTCTTTGCGGTCACGGAAGCATTGCGCCACGTGGGGCTTCCATGCGAAGTACAAGGCGCCATTCCATCTGTCCTCCTGTCGTTCGACACGCAGGCCAGGCGCGACAAAGACTTGAGCTTTCACCAGAAACTCACCCGCTGGAAGCCGGGGCGACGGGCGACGTAGCCGGCTGTGCCTTGCGCAACGGCTCCTTCTGGCAGCTCCATCTCCAATGTGTACCAGGTGTGACTGCAATCCAAGCACTCACGCTTGCGCACTTTGGATTCGACAGAGTCACGTCGAGTCCAAAGAATCTTGGACTTGCTGGAATCGCAGTTGGCGCAGTGCATCTCAGTTGAAATAGGAGGACATGGGAATAACAAGGCGGCCGGTCTCTTGGTCGTACAGCAACTTGTCGCACAGCCCGGTCTGGCCGCTGAACCGGTTCTTGAGGACACGCAGCTGCAGCTCGTTGCGCTCATGCGGATCACCTTGCTGGTTGCGCTCGGCGCCAATCACCATGTCCGACAGCTGGGCAATGGCGTGGCTGCCACGCAACTGAGACAGGGATGTCTGGGCACCCTCTTCGTGGCCGCGGCCTTCAGGTCGCTTGAGGTGTGACACCAGGATCAGGCCGACGCCCGACTGTTCGACCACCTGCCGGAGCTTGGTGCAGGTGACGTCGATGGCACGGCGTTCATCGAGGTCAGCCAGTCCGCTGATCACGATGGTCAAGTGATCGAGGATGACGAGGTCGGCGTTCTCTGCATCGGCCAAGTACCGGATCTTGTTGATCAAGTGCTCGGGATCCATGGACCCGAAGTGGTCGTACAGAAAGCAGCGGCCGCTGCCGAACACCCGGTCGAATCCATCACGCAGTTCAGCTTCTGTTGCCAAGCCAGGGTCCAGGTGGATGGGCTTGCCTAGCTCGATGCCGACCAGGCCTTGCATGGTGCGCTTGGTCGACTCTTCAAGGGCGATGTAACCCACACGCAATCCGTTCTTCAGGAAGTGATGGGCCACCTCCCTGCAGACGGATGACTTGCCCACCCCACTGCCTGCGCAGATGGTGGTCATCTCCCCTTTGCGGAAGCCATGGGTCATGCGGTCCAACTGCGGCCAGGGGTAGCGGCACACGGCCACCGATCCGGGCTTGATCAGTTCATCCCATAGCTCGCTGGCATTGACGATGCCATCGGGCCTGGACGGCGTCGCCTTCCACAGCAGGTCACGCAGCTGATCGCCTTCACCGGCCACCAGCATTTCGTTGGCGTCCTTGCGTGGCAGCCGGCAGATGGCCGCCTTGCCCAGGGGCAGGACAGCCAGCGCTTCTGCTGCTGCCTTCTGGCCAGGCTCGTCGTTGTCGAAGCACAGCACGATCCGCTGGAACTGGCCCAGCCAATCGGCATTGGCGGCCAGGTACTTCTTGGCTGACTGCGCCCCGTTGGGCAGGGACACGACGGGGTAGCGGTTGCCTTGCACCTGGCTGACCGACATGGCGTCGATCTCCCCCTCGGTGACGACGACGAAGGCGCCGCCGCTGCCGCCAATCCCTTGGCGCCATAGATGCTGGCCCCACAGTTGCATGCTGCTGGTGTCTCCAAGCCAGCGAAAGCGCTTGTCTGCATCGCGCAGGTGCTGCGCTATCTCCTTGCCTTGCTTGTCCCTGTAGACGGCCACCTGGACGGGGTTGCCGTTGTGATGGCTGTACCCATAGCCAAACAGCTTGCAGGTTTCAGCGGTGATGCCCCGCTTTTCCAGGGCTTTGATGTTGATGAATGGAAGCAAGGGTGTGGTGGGTGGTGCCATCGCTGGAATGGGCTTCAGCTTTTCTGGTTTGGCCGGTTGCTCCTGGTACCCGCATCCAAAGCAGGTGGCGTGACCGTCGTCGTACCGGGCCAGGTTGTCCTTGCTGTTGCACTCCGGGCATGCTTCATGCCGCAGGAACTTGGATGCCATCGAAGTACCAGTCGGTGGGTATGTGGTCCTCGCACCACTCGAAGCCATGGCGATCTGCCCATTGGCCATAAGACAGGGCGCCAGGGCGACGGGACAACTTGGTTGCTGCTCGCATGAAGCAGAACCGAATGTCCCTGGTGGGATGGGCGGCCTTCACTGCCAGCATCTTGCGTCGATCTTCAGGGGTGAGCACGCCTTTGGTTTCGACGATGACCCCATTGGGCAAGATGAAGTCAGGGGTGTAGACCGCCTGAATGGTGTAAGGCAGGGCCTCAGTTTCGTAGTGATAATCGAGGCCCCGCAGTTCAAGGCCAGCTGCAACGCCAGCTTCAAACATGGAACGGAACTTAGAAGTCTGGGAGGAACTCCTCGTCCTTGATGACCGACGACGACCCGTCGAACGGGACAGTTTCTTCTGAGTTGACCCAGCCTTCCTGCTCGTCGAACCCGAAGCTCTCGGCACTGCCGCCCCCTTCCACCAGATCAATGATCTGGACAGCCTTCAGGCGCAGCGTAATGCCAGCACCAATGGCTGCCTGGTAAAAAGGGCAGGCTTCAAAGTTGACTTTGGCCAGGGTGCCAGACCACATGCCACGCAGCGACTCGCGGTCACGAACCGGCCGGCCCTTGGCATCGAACAAGGCAGGGGCTGAGGTCCATGCACGACCGTCGCGGTCAATGCCTTTGGCTTTCATCTTGGGCTTGACCAGAAACGACGGCTTGCCGTCGAACTCCTCAAACCCATAGGGCAGGTCGGCCAGCTTCCAGTCACGCTTGTTGGGATCCTGGGTTTTGAGTGATGCCTTGTGCCTGTTGAGCAGGTCATCCAAGGCATCGGCCATGGCAGCCGCCTCTCCCGCGTCGATGACAGCCGTCAGCTTGTAGGTCCCTTCAGGGTTGAACTTGGTTTCCGGCTCGACGAGTTTGGGGTACTGCAAGCGGCAGACGGGGGTGGTCAGCTTGATCTTGTCGACGAGGTTGTAGTTCATGGTCAGGTGATGAAGTAGGTAGCGGTGCGGACAAGGTCAGTATCCAGTTGCCCAGCCACAGGGCGGGCGGGCAGCTTGCTGCGCAGATCCTCGGGGATCTGGGACAACAACTCAGAGGTGATGGTGTTAAGCCAGTCCTCTGAGTACAGCTTGGCGAAGGTGTTGCGGACAGAGTCCCGTACCTGTCGCATCTCAGCGGGTGTGGTCGCAAAGCAATCGTGAATCCCGCCAAGGTTGGTCACGCCATTGGCGAACGCATCCACCGTGGTGAACGCCATGTGACTGGCGTCCAGGGAATGGATCACGTTGGGGCTGAGCCCATTGGCCATGCGTGTCGGGTTGAGGTCCAGGGTTTCCCTGTCCAGGGCAATGGTCTTCACGACAGGGGACAGGTGGTGCAGCGGGATGCGCACTGGCCTGAGGTCCATGTAGTGCTGACGCACTGCCAACCCAGAGGGCGACGTCCAGGTGAGCGAGATGTTGTGCTCACCGGCGAGCTTGCCCAGCCGCTTGAACCACAACATGGCGGCCTTGGCCGGGCCGATCATGTTGGCCGTCTCCTCGCACAGGATCGTGGTCATGTAGTGCATGGCCGCAATCGAGCCGGCCTTGAACTTCCACGCCGTCGAGCCATACAGCTGCAACATGCGTTCAAAGGCCCAGACCTGGCAGTGCTTGAACACCGCGTTTCTGGTGGCGGAGTACGGCATGGTCATGACCACGCCCTTGGTTAAGCTGCGATCTGGTTGCAGCTCAAGCCATGACCTGGCATGCGGGCTGTCGACGTCAGCCCTGAGACGCTCAAGGACAGCGTTCAGCACACGGGAGTAGATGTCCTGTGGCTTATCGCTGGGCATCAGGTTCACCAGCTCAGCCATCTGCTCGTTGCGGAGCAGGGCTGAGTAGTGCTGGATGCCAGAGCAGGTGCAGTCCAGGACCACCGGCAGCTGGCAGACGAACGAACGCCGGTGCTCGATGTACTGGTAGGCCGCACGGCAGAACGCAAGGAACTGCCATGGATCGTCGGCCTTGGACCAGAACTCAGCGGCTTGCCAGGGGTCCATGCCAGAGCGGCAGATGGACTCCTTGTTCTGGTGCGCCCAGTCCAGCCGGGCCCGCCAGCTGAGCTTGCTGTACCCGTACAGGTTGGCGCCATGGACCCACAGCCATTCGGCTTCGACCTCGTCTTTGATGGGTTTGCCATGGGCAAACTGCAGCAAAGCCCGACCGACGTCGTTTGACTGCGGGTTCAGGAACGGAGGCTTGTAGTAGTACCTACCCCTGAAGTCCAGCTGCATGGGGAAGAACAGCTCTGGCTCATCGGCAAAGCGCCGGGCCAGCCATAGCTGCTTGGCGACAGCGATCCGCTTGTTGCGTGACCGGTCGTTCTTCTCATGGATCTGGCGGGCGTTGAACTTCCACTCGCTTACGCCCGGGTCGTCATCCGGCAGGTGCTTGGGGTACGGCGGCACCGGCCACCCCTCCCTGGGGATCAGCTTGCCAATGGCAATGCTCTTCTCCCAGGCGTGCTCCATCTGCTGCAGCACCCAGCTGTTGACCTGCCAGGCAACGGACTGCTGGTGATTGGCAGCCTGCACAAACGGCTCGCTGCCAGTGCATCGCTCAGCCATGAACTGGCTTTGTGATTTGACCAGCTCGTAGCCAGGCACGTCGGTTAGGTACCCACCCGAACTGGGTGTGTCCCATGGCCGCGGCTTGACCACCATCGGCAGGTAGAAGGGGCACAGCAAACGACCGCTGTCGTTGTACTGCTGGATGAACTGCATGCACTCGTCGGTGGCCGACACATAAACCACCCACCTGTGCCTGTTCTTGCGCTTGTCGATCTTGATGAAGCCGGTCTGCTCGGCAATCACGGACACCAGCAACCCACCAATGGCTATGCGCTGTTCACCAGTCCACCTTTCGGTGTTCTGCATGCGGTTGATGTCCCTGACCTTGTCCTTGTACCGGCCCCTGACGCGCTTGTGGTTCAGCTTCTCCCACCTGGTGGCCCTGGTCAGCATGGCCTCCACCCACAGCTTCTCTGCCACCTCAATGGCGAGGTGGTTGATGCGCATGGGCTGGCTGATCTTGTCGACCACCACCCGCAGGGCCACGGCTGCAGCCTTGTGCGGGGCAATGGTCAGCAGCGGGCCCAGATGCCTGTAATACAGGCCAGCCTTGCCAGCCTTAAGCCTGGCCCTGTGGTGCCTGACCTCCTTGATGACGCCGTCGATGCCCAGCTCTACCAGCACATTGCCGTAGCCGGACAACGACTCCATGCCCTTGACGATCCGCTGGTTGCGGAGCAGTTCGTAGCGGTCGGTGCCCAGCATGAGCATCTCCCGCTGTTCAAGGTGCAGCTGCCTGTCGTCAACGGCCACGGACCCACCCTGCGTTCCAACCCAGGCGCAGCAGCGCAACGACGACGTCGTCCAGCTTGGCGTCAGCCGGGAAGGTGCGCACCCAGCGATCAAAAGCATCGTTGCGTGCAACCTTGGGGTCAACTAAGGCAGGTGGCTTGGGCGGAACATGAGTCCAATGTGTCGTGCCATCCATAGACGGGCTGTTGTACCACCCCTGGTACCAGCCAAAGCCAGGCTTGTACCAAAGGACATTGCCGACGTCGTCTGAATCCTCTTTGCTTGGCTTCCAGTCTTCGTAGATAAAAACATTTTCAGGTAGTTCAGTTGGCTGCATTTGCTCTGCCGATGAATGTGATTTTGGTTGCGGAAGGGTAGCGGTTCTGCGAAAACTTCAGGGCCTCTGCTTTGTTGGCTGCCCTGATGGTTGTCTTCATGACTTGATGGCCTTTGTCTGTAACATCCACCCTCCACAAGGGAGCGGTGGCTTTGTTGGTGCGGCTGATGCCCTCGCCCAGGTTGGGATTGGAATCATCTGACCAGCCCAACATGTAGGACCGCTCAGGTTTATTGAACATTGGCCTGCTCGTCCTTGTGCTTTTCCCATAAACCTGTATAGAGGCCGTAGTCTGGGTGTTCTTTATTTGCTCTGCCGTCGGCAACATACAGGGCTTCCAGTGTTTGGATGCGCTGTTCGTCCTCGGCTCTCCACTCAAGTTGGTAGGTCATTGGTTGTTTCGCGGATGAGACGGTCGGCCACTTCGTTGATGGCCAGGTAACAGATCCTTGCCTGCCCAGGATCAGGGGCCCAGCCCCTTATCTCTGCAGCAAGTAGTTCAAGCACTGCAACCATTCGCTTTTTGCTGTGCATGGTGAGACTGTTGTTGCGGTCACACCAGTAAGCGTCAGTCAGGCAAGTCAGCAGATCCTCCCTGCTTGTCGTGCTCTGGTCCGCAGATGACTGCGCATCTTGCGTATCCGACGATGTCGACATAGGAATCAAGATGGTTGGGACTGGTTTGCAATCGGCTCAGCTTAAGAGCGATCATCATGTGTGCCACCTGCTGCGCGCTGATGTCTGCGCCAGTGATGGCTGACCACATCAAAGCAATGCGATCAAAGCTAACCCTTGGGTCGCCATAATCACCCTGCCTGTTGTGGGTAATGGACTCCGCTTGTTGGTCGAACTGCGAAAGGCGTGATTGATTCATGCTGCATCTTGCGGTGGTTGTTTGTTGAAGAAACGTGCGGCCTGCTGCCTGTCTCGCCGCCCCTTTTCGGTGAGTGTATAACCACCGTGCATAGGACGAACCAGGCCAGCATTAACAAGAACTTTGATCTGCTCTTGCACCGCATCTTTGAACCAAAACTTGTCTCTTGTAAGAAATGGGACACGGCAGTCAGATTCAAGATCCAGCGCGTTACGTGGCGCAGGGAAGGCATTGTTCATGGCGTTAAGCAGCTCGCTGCGCAGGGCTGCCATCACATGTGTGTCACTCATTGATGTGAGATGCGAACGGTTGCAATGCCATCTAACGGAACACCAAGTCGGTGTGCTGCGCCAGCGCTAAGGTCAATCGAACCGCAGTCACAGCGATCAGT